ACTTTCCCACCTTTTGGCAATGTTATAAGTGTTATCTGTAGAAGCGTCATCAATTACAATCATTTCATAGTTATCATAATCTTGTGAGACAACTGATTCAATACAGTTGTTAATATATCTTTCAGAGTTGTAAGTAGGAGATATTATAACTATCTTTTGTTCTACTTTTCTTGGTAAATAATTTTCTTCTATATTAGTAAATCTTCTACCAAAAACTTTTTTAACTCTAGAATTTATATGACATACTTTTCTATATTCTTCTTTTGATAAGTAATTTCCTAATTGTCTATATAGATGTTGTTTCCACTGTAAGGCTACAGAGTCCCAACCAACAACTCCTTTAATTTGATTACAAGCATATTGTTTTTGTTGGTGTAAATATCTATTATGGTGAGCCATTATTACGGTGTGGACAAATTTTTCTACTTGTCTTTCTTTAGGTATAAATGGAAATAAAGAGTTTGGTTCTATTGCATAGTCTATCATATAACAAGCTTCACTAACTGCTGTTTCTTCTAAAGCACCAAAACGTGTACCGATGATAGGTGTATTATATGCTATTGCCTCTAAAGATGATATACCAAATGTTTCAGGAAAAGCACCTGGAAATAATTTGTAACTTGCTCTTTCTAATATATCTGCTATTTCAGATTGTTTTATAACACCTGTAAATTCTATACCTAAATTTTTATTTTTAGGATCATTTGACATTTTAGTCCATTCTTTTCCTTGAGCGTCTAACTCTTGTCCTGGAAAAACATAAAAACCACCAATACATATTAGTTTAGCTTCAGGTATTTTTGCTTTTATTTTTGGCCATATATCGTTAACTAAAGGTGCCATACCTTTTGTGAAAGCTGCATTGAAAACATATAAGTGTGGATCTTTCTTTCTTATATCAACATCATTTTTATAAGTTACTATTCCGTTTCTAGTTTGAAAAAATTTGTGTTTTAATACTTCCATGTTTCTTCTTTTACCATGGTCACAATTCATTACATAAGTTGAATGAAAATCTGATAAAGTAAATACTTCATCTATATGTCCTTGTACTAAAAGGTCTTCTAATATAAGATCGCCGTTTGCAAATGTGTCATGCATCCAAACTGCTTTATGTCTAGCGTTAGCTGTGATTGCTGAATATCTTTGAGGATTATATCCTTCAAACTGTTTGTATAAGTTAGGTGTTATAAAAGGAATTATAGTTCTTAATGAAATTACAATATCAAATTTAAAATCACTTTTATAATCTAAAATAGTATTGTCAAAGTATTGTACACCATCGTAAGTGCCTTCTCTTGCAAGTTTTGAATCTTTATTACAGTTGTTGAAAATGGTTACTTTGAAACCTAACTTTGTTAGTTCTTTGGCCATCAAGATAGTCGCAGACTCGCTACCACCAAGGCCTCTTTTCTTTAATGTATCTCCGTCATACGGAAGACCAATTATATCTAAAAATGCAATAGAAATCATTTATTTAAATTACCAACTCACTACAGTTTATTTATAAATATACTATAACAGAATACTAAAAAAATGTCAATGCTTGGACATTAATATGAGGGAGATAAGTATCGCAATATGCCAGTTATTAAGAATGCCGGTGTTCGTGTCGGCCTAGGACGTATAGGTTACACAGGATCAGGAGGTCCAACAGGTTTTACAGGTTCCAAAGGGGCTGACGGAGCCGCTGGGTCACCAGGTGGTTATTCAGGTTCACAAGGTTTCACAGGATCAGTTGGTGCTCAAGGACCAGGTGGTGGTTACACTGGTTCAGTAGGTGCTGTAGGTTTTACAGGATCCTCAGGAGGTTTAGGGTACACAGGTTCATCTGGTACAGTTGGTTTCACTGGTTCAACAGGAGTAGGTTACACAGGATCAAAAGGTGCTGATGGTTCAGACGGATCAGATGGTGCTGTTGGTTTTACTGGTTCTACCGGAGCAGGATACACAGGATCAAAAGGTGACGCAGGTTCAACTGGCGCCACAGGTTTTTCAGGATCAAAAGGAGATACAGGTTCACAAGGTATACAAGGTGTAACAGGTTTTTCAGGATCAAAAGGTGACGCAGGCTCAGCTGGCGCCGTAGGTTTTTCAGGATCAAAAGGTGATCAAGGCGTAATAGGTTATTCAGGATCAAAAGGAGATACAGGAACAGCAGGTGCTGATGGTTCAGATGGCGCCGTAGGTTTTACAGGATCAATCGGTGTAGGTTACACTGGTTCAGCAGGTGCCACAGGTCCTCAAGGACCAGGTGGTGGTTATACTGGTTCAGTAGGTGCCGTAGGTTTTACAGGATCAGCAGGATCAGGAGGAGGAGATTCTCCTTTTGTATTTACAACTTCAGGAGATTATAGAACACTTACAGGTTATAAAGAAAGTGGTGTAACAAGTACAGTTAGAACAGCAGAATTTTCAGGTGATCTTTTAAGATTAACTTTAGCAACTTTTACTCCTTCATTTTCAGCTTCAGGTAATCCTTCAAGTACTAATAATTGGGATGTACCAGCAACAGGATTTTCTGTATCTGTAGATAATCCTAGTGACGTTACAAACGATTATATAAGTTCAGTTTACTCTATCACTCAAACAAGTGGAAGTGTTAACGGTACTTTAAGTAATTATTCAGCAGGAAGTAAATCACAAACACCAGCAGGTGGTGTAGATTGGAATCAAACTTTTACTGTAGACAATACAAACTCATATATTAGACCAATATCAACTAGTCGTACTGGAGGTTCGGCTGGTGCAACAATTAAATTCAATCATAATGACGGCAGTGAATCAGAATATACAGAATCAAATACAAGTTTTTCTGTAAATTGGTCAACAGCGTCTATGAGTTTATCTAAAACTAATGTTAGCGGAAAAACATTTTTAAAATCTTATGCTAGTACATCGTACTCAACTAACGTAAGTGGTATATCAAATTCAAGTAACACTTCACATGCTTTAACAGCAAGTGGTGGTACTTTGAGTACAAATTCAGGAAGCGGATATGTGAGTGGGACATTTACATTTACATCACCTATACACAAAGACAATACAAGCGATACACGTACTGTCTCAAATACGTGTACGTTCACAAGACCTGTTGATGTAACAGGCACCTCATATACGACAGATCAGTCGTCAACAACAAGCAACGTATCTGCCTCATTTACGTATCCGTCTTTCTGGATCTGGACAACAGGAGTAGGAACACCTCCAGCAGTTGCCGATATAATAGATGATTCAACATCTACAGGTTTTGAATCGGCAGTTAATCAGTTGGCAGATCAAACAAGAACATTTTCAGTACAATCAGTTAATAATTCAGATTCAAATCCTAGAGCATTTTGGTTTGCTGTTAAAAATTCAGCGTCTCAACCTGGTACATTTAAAACAGGTGCAAGTGCAGGATTATTAAGTGATGTTAGTACAACAGATGGTGGAACAATTACACTAGTACCCGATTCACCATTATCAGGACAAACAGGAGAAAGTTATCATTTATATGGATTTACTTTACAACCAGGAACAACTTACGTGGAGATAGGAGCATAGTATGGCTACAAATTACGATGGTCTAACACGAAACGTCTGGCCAGGAACATGGAGTACCGGCACTAACTCGCCTATCGTTATAGATACGGAAGTTAGAGGTACACTTCAAAGTATTTCTGGTGATAGTGGAGATAGATTAACAGATATTCCAGGTGCAAGAATAACAGAGGGTATGTTAGTATATGTTAAAAATGGATATACTTCAGGTTCAACTACATACACAGCAGACAAATATTATACTTACAAACTTCAAGGTAGTGAAGTACGTAGTAGCGTTACAGGTGCAGTGCCAAATGCCGACGCCAACTGGTCATTATTCAGTGTTGGTGGTGGATCAGGTTATACAGGATCAGCCGGCGCTATAGGTTTTACAGGATCAGCAGGTGCTGTAGGTTTTACAGGATCAGCAGGCGCTATAGGATATTCAGGATCAAAAGGTGATCAAGGTACTGTAGGTTTTTCAGGATCAAAAGGTGATCAAGGTACTATAGGTTTTTCAGGATCAAAAGGAGATACAGGAACAGCAGGTGCTGTAGGATTTTCAGGTTCAAAAGGAGATTTAGGATATTCAGGATCAAAAGGTGACGCAGGTTCAGCCGGCGCTGTAGGTTTTTCAGGATCAAAAGGAGATACCGGTACAGCAGGTGCTGATGGTTCAGATGGTGCTGTAGGTTTTTCAGGTTCAAAAGGAGATATAGGATATTCAGGATCAAAAGGTGATCAAGGTACAGTAGGTTTTTCAGGATCAAAAGGCGATCAAGGTATAATTGGTTATACAGGTTCAATAGGTTTTTCAGGATCAAAAGGTGATCAAGGTGTAATAGGTTATACAGGTTCAGAGGGAAATTTAGATGTAGCAGTTGCTTCAACTCCTCCAGGTTCAGCAGGTATTGGTGACGTTTGGATTGATGACGCAACAGGTATTCAATACTTCTACATGAACGATGGTAACAGTAATCAATGGGTAGAATTAAGTAACCAAGGTGTTGTAGGATTTACAGGTTCATCTGGTGCTAGCACATTATCTGCTCTTACAGACGTAACTATTAGTACACCACAAAAAGGCCATACTTTAGTTTATGATGGTTCAGGTTGGGTACAAACACAAACTCCAATTTCACAATTTGTTGTAACAGCCAATGGTTCAAGTGCATACAGATTTGATGGTGCAGGATTCCCTAGTACAAGTGGCGATAATCCTACTATCTACCTTAAAAAAGGTCAAACATATTACTTTAGAAATACAACTAGTGGACATCCATTTAGAATACAATCTACTACAGGTACAGGTGGAACAGTATATAATACAGGTGTTACTGATAATAACGCCTCGGGATCAACAGGTGTAGTTATATTTCATGTTCCTATGAGTGCTCCTGCGACATTGTACTATCAATGTTCATCGCATGGTTCTATGGTAGGAACAATTACTATAGTTTAATTAAAAACTATTGTATTATTAACAGATTTGAAGAAGAATTATATTATAAATAGATGTAGAAAAGAAACGAAATACTTTTCTTGCAAGAATTATACTATTGACGAAATTGAATTTTTTAATTAAAAAAAACAATAATAAATTAGGAGACAAACAAAATGGCAATTAACTTTCCAAATAGTCCCTCGTTAAACGACATATACACTCTCGGTACAAGACAGTGGAAATGGAACGGTAACGGTTGGGCACTACAGCCTCTTACAGCAGGTTTCACTGGATCAATCGGTTATACTGGTTCTAAAGGTGATATCGGGTATACAGGTTCTAAAGGGGATACTGGTTTAGGCTTCAACATTGCGAAGACATATACTAGTGTCGCTAACTTATCAGCGGATACAAGTCCATCAGGCATAGCTACTGGTGAATTTGCTATCATTGAAAATGGGTCATTAACAGACTCAGAAAACTCTAGATTATACCTATGGAACGGTTCAGCATACTCATTCGTATCTGACCTTTCAGGTACAATTGGTTTCACAGGTTCTAAAGGGGACACTGGTTTCACTGGTTCAAAAGGTGATATTGGTTTCACAGGATCTAAAGGTGATATTGGTTTCACTGGATCAAAAGGTTTCACAGGATCAAAAGGTGACATTGGTTACACTGGATCTAAAGGGGACATTGGTTTCACAGGATCTAAAGGGTTCACAGGATCAAAAGGTGATACAGGTTTCACAGGATCAAAAGGTGACATTGGTTACACTGGATCTGAAGGTAATCTTGATATTACAACATCAGCTTCTCCGCCAACTTCAGGCGTAGGCGAAGGCGATATCTGGGTAGATAACGCAACTGGTGTTCAATACTTTTACTACAATGACGGTAATTCAGTACAATGGGTAGAGCTTTCTAACCAAGGTGTTGTTGGATTTACAGGATCAAAAGGTGACCAAGTAGACACTGTTGATTCAAGTAACTTCAGCTCAGCTGTAACTTTACTAATCAAAAATAGTTCAGGTACTACATTAAAAACAATCATAGGTAACGCTTCATAGTAAGCAGAGCAAATAAGGAGAAATAAATAATGGCAACAAGAAACCCGCTAATATACAACGGTAGTGATCTTATTGAAATGACTTCAGCTCAGGTTGACGCAGTGGTAGATAATATTGTTTATCAATATTCTCTATCGCCGTCAGTTACGTTATCAGTAGTAGGTTCAAGTGGCTCTTTAGGAGCAATTTCTGATACTAGATTAAAAGCAGGTACTGTTTCTAACAGTTCATCTTCTTTTCCAGGATCAGGTACAACACAGAACCCTCAAACTGTAACGACAAACTATGACAAAGTTAGTCAGACAGTTGCTTCGGTTACACCGACAGCTGACACAGGTACAACATGGCCGGTATACTACACAAGTGGTGGTGAAGTTCATGCTATGCCTTTAGCAGATATTAAGGACACGTTCTTACATCCTGCTATTGACTTACTTACAGCGAGTACAACTACAACGCAACAAGGTGGTACATATTTTATATCATCTTCAGCGTCTGTTAGTGGTGCTACTGAAGTTAGTGGTGCAAACACACCAATATTCGTAGACACAAGAGCCAACACTGGCGCTTATGCTGCTGGATCAATTGGTGACCACTCATTGGATAACCCAACTACGATTACTAGTTACTATTTACAAAGAGTAAATGGTGCTACGTCATCTTACGAAAGTCTAATGAATATAGACGGCTCAAATCACTTACAACAATCTGGTTCAGCTTTTGATACTTTGTGTCAAGAGTGGATTAGAGCGACTGCAAGTGCTTCAACAGACGGATATACTATTAGATACAACTTTAATGGTTCTGGTACTACAAGAGGTTCAGGTATGGCTAACACTATACTTGATGGTTCTAATTACCAAACTAGACAAGTTGGTGATGACTACAGAGCGCAAGAGTTTCCAGCAGGTTCGGTAACGACAGCTGCAACTCACACGCTAAAGATTGTTAAAGCATAATAATCTATAGTAATCAAAGAAAAAGATTAACCCCCGAAGCTTAGGTTTCGGGGGTTTTTTATTGGAAAATAGCTGTCCTAAAGTCAGTATAAATATTATAAATATGTGGAACGAGAAACTTAAAAGGATAGAATTTAAATGCCAACAATAAACTTTCCGTCAGGACCGTCTACTAATGATACGTATAATTTAGGTTTACGTACATGGAAATGGAATGGCGAGGCATGGGCTTTACAACCATTAACAGGTGGATTTACAGGATCACAAGGTGTTATAGGTTATACTGGTTCAATAGGTGTTGGTTATACTGGTTCTGCCGGTACTGCTGATGGAGGTACATCGTTAACACTTACCAATACATCAACAGATGATACTTTTCTAGCAACAACTACTGAAGATTCAAGTTCAGCTGGTCCTGTTATAACATTAAAAAGAAACAGCTCAAGTCCTGATGACGGAGATTATCTAGGACAAATAAAATTCAAAGGCGAAAATGACGCCGATCAAGAAATAATATATGCTAAAATTACAGCAAAAATTTCGGATGCAAGTGATGGTACCGAAGATGGCATACTAGAATTTACACATAAAAAAGCAGGCTCTAATGCTATTACAGGAAGATGGAAGTCTGATAAATTAATGTTAATAAATGGTACAAGTTTAGAAGTAGATGGTACACTAACAGTAGGTGGTACAGCAATAACTCCTGCAACAGTACCAACAATAAGTTCAATAAGTCCTACAGCCGTTGTCACAAGTACATCAACAGCAGTTACAATTACAGGAACAAATTTCACTTCTATACCACAAGTAGAGGCATTAAATACTTCTACAGGTATTTGGTATCCTGCCGATTCAATTGCGTTTACTAATTCAACAACTATTGTAGCAACATTTACTTTAAGTGTTAATGCAAGTTATAAATTAAGAATAGAAAATCCAGATGGTAATGCTGTATTATCTTCATCAGCTTTATTATCTGTATCAGCTGCTCCAACTTTTTCAACTTCAGCAGGCAGTTTAGGTTCTATTGCAGGTGGATTTTCAGGAACAGTTGCAACATTAGCTGGTAGTTCAGACAGTGCTATTACATTTTCTGAAACAACAAACGTATTAACAAATGCTTCACAAGCAAACTGTTCACTAAATAGTTCCACTGGAGCAATAACAACAACAAATTTAGGTGGTAGTTCAACTACAGCCACAACATATAATTTTACCGTAAGAATAACGGATGCTGAATCACAAACAGTAGATAGATCGTTTTCTATTACAACATCTTACGGTGCAACAGGAGGAGCTCAGTTTAACTAATGGCTAGTACAAAATTAACAAG